AGGGGAACAATACTCGTATGTACCAAATGCAGTATCATTACAGGGAATACTTAATGGCGAGACATTGGTTAGATTCCCAGAATCAACATTCTTAGAATGGTTGTCTGCGATTGGACTTGGACTACTTCTTATACTAGTTGCAAACAGAGGCCCATATTGGTTGTCTGGTATAATGATTGTTGCAATTCCAGTAGGTGCAGTTTATGGTTCGTATTATTACTTTATGAATTATCTGTGGTTGATAGATTGGAGTTGGGTTGTTATCGTAACAACACTAGTGGGATTCCATGCAATATTCAACAGGTTCGTAAAAGAGTTTTTTGAGAAACAAGCAATTAAGAAACAGTTTGCTGGATACTGTTCTCCTACCATCGTTAAGATGTTACAGGAAAATCCAGCAATGATTAAAGAAGGTATGAAGAGAGAAATTTCTATATGTTTTTCTGACTTACGAGGGTTCACTCCATTAGGTGAATCATTCGGAGATGATGTTAAAGGTTTAACAAACTTAATGAATGGTTACATGGATGCAATTACACAACCAGTTCTAGATGCAGACGGTATGATTATCAAGTATATTGGTGATGCGTCAATGCATATTCACAACGCACCTTTAGATGATGAGTATCATCCTATGACAGCAGTGCAGTGTGGACTAGACATGTTAAAAGCAGTGGAGAAGTTCAATGAGAAGATCACAAAAGACGGCAGACCAGCAATTGGTATGGGGGCTGGTATTAATACTGGCCTTGGGTATCTTGGCGAGATGGGTTCAACTAAAAGACATAGTTATGACGTGCTTGGGGATGCAGTAAGTACTGCCGCAAGAATAGAATCGAAATGTAAAGAGTATGGTTGCTTGTTGTTGGTAGGTGAGAACACCTATGATGCAACCAAAGAAGATTTCTTCTACTTAAAGGTAGATGAACTTGCAGTCAAAGGTAAGACTGTGGGAATAAGAATCTACACGGTGATAGATAATCATTGTGATAGTGACGCCCAAAAGAAACATGAATTGATGCAACAATGTTACACTGAAATGAAATTCGACAAATCTATTAAATTATGTAAGGAACTGACAGGCGAATTTGGTGGACAAATTGATAAGTACTATGAGATGTGGATTGAAAGGTGTGAATATATGAAAACACAAGACCTACCAGATAATTGGAATGGTGTATTCATAGCAACAACCAAATAGAAAGGTGAGAGACCATGTGGAAAGATTTACGGTTGATGAAATTCGACAATGGGTTTCGTATTCTAAAGGAATCGAAACAAGACGATAAATTCTATGTTATTGATAACATGAAATTCAATATAGGTGATGAGTTCAGAATAGGCCCAAATGGATATTTTGAATACATTGGTAATCCAACTGAAATTATGAATAAGTTTGTGAAAGAGGAGTTAGCACAATGATGTGGCTTGACTACAATATAGACCAAGCAGGTAGAGCATTTAAAGTAAAAGGTGATTGGGAAGGTGAAGTTATGGGTGTCGCAAAAGATGGTACTCAGAAAGAACACTATCTTTATAAACCTGGCGATAGATTTGTTGTAACTGAAACAGGTTGGTTAATACCAGACGAAGATTAGAATAGGAAGGGCAATTACTGCCTTTCCTTTTTTTTATTTTTTTATAAATTTAGAAGTTAAATGTAGCACCGATTGTGACATCACCACGAGCAGCTGCATCTACGTCCCAAGAAGATTTTGCTTCTAGTTCCAAAGAGTCTGTCCAGTTGTATGTTGCAGAAAGGTCAATAGTTGGGCGTGAACCTTTTTCCAATGTGTTAAACAATGTCATGTTGTCTGTTGCAGTAGAATCAAATGCAGAGATTACTGAACTTACTTCTAGTTCTGTTTTACCCATGCCATATGTTGCAGAAGGTTTAACTGTTACTGAAGTTGTTGACTTGTCTACGTTGTAAAGTGATTTTAGTTCACCGCCGAAGTGTAAACCATCTTCAGCTAATAGTGGTGTGCCTGCAACAACTACTGCTGCAGCTAAGATTGATGTTTTCATTTTTAGAAATTCCTTGTATATCTGTGAATTATTTTCACACCTTTACTTATACTGGGAAACCTCTAATTTGTCAAGTAGTAACTATATTATTATAAATGTGTAACTTGAATATCACACCTACATTGCTGGAACTTGAGATTGTTGGAAACGAACTGATTCATCTGAAACTGGAATTGGCATTGCCATTCTTGCACCACCTTGTTGAGATACAGTAGTCGAGTTATCTTGTAAGATTGTTGTTCCACCATTTGCATTCTCTTTTTCCTCTTTTGCTGCTTCTAAGGCTGCGTTTGCAGTTTCTAATGCAAGAGCTCTTTCTGCAACTAATTTTTCAATAAGTTCTGCATCTTTTGCCATACCCTTAGAATCTCTACCAGAGTAGACGTTTTCACCACCTTCACTTCTTGCGATTCTATCCCTTGCAGCTGCAATTTGTTGGTCTAGAGACATATCTTCTGTTGGTACTGCTGATTCATCTTCGCCGAATCCAAAGAACTTTAATACTTTACCAGCGCCTGGAATAGATTTAACGAGTCCCATAATATCAATATCAAACAAACCTTTGAACCAATCAAATATGTCTGCCACAGTATCAAATATCAAACCACTCAATGAGAAAGGTTCGTCTGGGTCACCAAATCCAAATAACCCCTTAACAAAGTTAATTGCAAGGTTTAATGGTGCGAATACAATATCGATTAGTTTACCAAATACTTCAAATATAGTTAAGTCAGAGAAGTCAAATAAGTCTTTAACAAAGTCAACCATTCCTTGAATACCATCAAAGATTTTGGTTACTAATCCACTAATCATATCACTGAATGAGAATTCGCTCAACCATTTCATGTCGAATCCCATCTTTGTTCCCAACCAAGCAATACCTGCTTTAAGGAAATCAAGTGGAATACCTACAAGTCCAACTAGCATCTTACTGATACCACCTTCCATACCAGCAATGATTGTGCCTTCTTCATCATAACCATCCATGAAACCTGTTACTAAGTCAAACACAGACATAAGAATTGTGATAGGCATGAATATTTTACCAAGTACTGTACCAAGTGTACCAGCAAACTTGATTATAGGTTGGAACACTGCCATACCAGCATCCAGTGCAACTACACCAAGTCTCAGAGGAGACATGAATGATTTAACTGTTGCCATAATACCTTGAATTGATTTGACACCAGCCTTTGCACCATCAACTGCTGTTTCAGCAGTTTTACCTACTGCACCAGCACCAGAACCCATAAGTTTTAGTGTTGTAAATGGATTAAAGAATGCTTTGATAGTACTAATAGTTTTTGTTACTGGTGCTAACAAGTCAGTTGCTGTGTCAGTAAGTGTAAACGCACCTTTGAATCCACCAAAGAATGATTTTACAGATGTAGCACTATTCTTTGCACCAAGTATAATATCATCTACTACACCAAGTGAAGTTGGTGTTAGTTTACCAACAAATCCACTGAAAAATGATTTGATACCAGCAACACTATTCTTTGCCCCAAGTATAACATCATCTACTTTATCTGCAATTTTGAGTTTACCAACAAACCCACTGAAGAATGTTTTTATAGATGCAACAGCGTTTTTTGCACCAAGTACAATGTCATCTACTTTATCTGCAATTTTGAGTTTGCCTACCCAGTTACCAAAGAATGTTTTTAGATTTGCAATAGCAGTCTTTGCACCAAGAATAAGGTCATCTACCTTATCACCTACTTTTAGTGCATCTCTAACTTTAGTCAAGTAAGATTTAATTGCAACAAATGGAGCGCTTAGTTTACCACCTAACAATCCATCTAATACTTTAATTTCTGCTTTAAGAGATGTAAAGAATGCTGCAAGAGTAACAAAGGGTGCTGCAATTAATCCAAGTACTGCACCAAGTCCCATACCAGCACCAGCTGCAGTCGAATTAAGGAAACCCTTAAGCATATCTCCAATACCACCAGAGATACTTTCTAAAAGAGTTATTTGTTTATTGTCTCTACGAGTCTCTTCATTTGCTTTTTCTACTTCACCAGCACTTAAAGAATCATCCTCTGGTTCTTTTATAGCATGAAACATACCTGTCATTGCAAATGACATTTCCATGAGATTTTCATTCATGGTTTTAAGTATACTTTCTGAACCTACAATAGACTCAGTTTGTTTTTCTATTTCCTTCTGAGTATCATCTGCTTCTTTTTTATTAGAAATCTTTAGTGCTTTGAAAGATTTTTCCATTGCACTGCCGCCAGGCAACCCAGCAATTAAACTTGGTACAAATGATTTCATTGGCCCAGTAATTTGATCACTGACCTTTTTCATTTGAGACTTCATCTCTGAAGCGAGTACTTTTGCTGAATCTTCTGCGGCCATTGTTTTTTACCTTACTTCTTTTTTGTATATGCTTGCGAACCGAAGAACGCTGCGACTATACCAGCAACAGCAACAAAATATGTTGGTGCCATACTGCCTAGTGTTTTTTGTGCTTCACCTAAACCAATATAAGATGCAACAACAACTGCAAATGGATATAACAATAATCCAAACAAAGCAAACCATGTCATTGAACGCTGAGCATCCCTCATGGCATCGTTATCTTCTAGTTCTTTACGTTTGAACTCCATGTACATTGCATGTTCTTCATCCGATACTTTACCATCCCCATTAGTATCTGCTGGGTGATGTTTCTTAATCTCTTCTTCTGACATAACACTCTCTCCTTTGTTATACTTATTTATGTTTTCGATTTGCGGCGTTCTGCCTTTCCTTCATCTCTTGCTCTTCCAAATACTGCAAGAGTAAAGAAACGTATACTTCCCTCTCCCACGGCATCCAGTTTTCAATCTCAGTTAGCGAAAACTGATGATGTTTCATTAAAGCAAAATTTGTCTTAAAATAATTCTCTAATGAGTTATGAGAGAGGGCTGTTAAAAAAAACTTGCCATTCCTTCAAGTACAATTTTACTTTCAACACCAGTGTTTGGATTCTTTACTGTAATCTCTTTTTTAACACGAGGCATTGTAACAAAGAAATTATTCATTTGCTCAAACTGCTGATGTGTCATAGATTCGATAAAAGTATCTAACTCTTTCTCATCCATGTCTTTTCTATCAGTCACATTTTCATTATCATAAATTGATGCAACACAACCTTTAATAACATTAAATGCTGAATCAGCATCATCACCAGCTTTTGTCATAACATCAAGTTGAGGATATTTCATCATAATACCGATACCATCTCCTAATTCAATCTTGTCATTATGTTCTACATTGTTAACACACTTTATTTCAGCAAGGTTTATTTCAACCTCAACTTTAGTCTCTCCATCATCTGGACATGTCACTTGTATCTTTGCCTTTTCACCAATAGACTTTGCACGAATTTGTAAAAATACATATTCTAAATCAAAGAACGGTAGTGCGTTAGCATCTATCGAATCAAATGTACAATTATGAATAATATCCTTAATTGCACGAATTTGATCTTTCTCAGTTCCAGCACTTTGTGCCATCAAAAGAAGTTTTTCTTCTTTTACAAGGAATGGACGAAATTCCACTTTTCCACCATTTGATGGTAACGTCAACTCATACTTAGCCGAAGCCAGTTTTGGTAATGCCATAATTATCTCCTATTTACATTACGATTTATTAAAATCTAAGTCCTCTTCCGATTCCTAGATTACTTATTGGGTTCTTAGTAATTCCTTTAAAGAAATTTCTGAACGCCAAAACATTTTGTTGTGCGAATACTACTTTATCTCTTGCTGACATAACATCATTAACTGCTTTGCCAACATCTTCAAATATACCCTTTTCCCTGCCTGGAAACGAATCAACATGTCTACCGCCAACTGGACGCTTCGATGAAGGAAAAACAGACTGTAGTGGGCCTGTGTTTCCAAGGAATGGAGTATTTTTTCTGAACACACTAATTGGTTCATATTCTCTATATCTTACCCATGAAGCATTGCTTTTAGACAATGGCCCAGTAGGTTCTAGTGGTATCCACTCTTTAAATGACATACCTACAGATGCTTTAATTATTGCACTAGTAGAGTCATTAGAATATTCTATTGCATTTACAGTCTTAGGGAATACATTAGAAATTTCAATCCCTGCTGTTTTATTTTCATTCTCATCAAGTTGCCATACTCTCATGTTAGAAACATACTCATCATAATATGATGCATTATATGTAGTTGGACTGATGATAAAATCTTGCCATGCATTAAATACAAGTCTTTCTTCATGGTTGTTCTTTAGAAGAAATTCTATTGTGATTTCCTCACCGTATGTTAATCCCTGTGCAACTTCATATGATGGGCCGTATGTATTTTCATCTGTTGTTGTTCTTATATTTTTGCCTGGAAATGATACACCAGTAATACGAAGAGATAAATCTCTAGGTAGTTGAGATGATGTTTGCAATGCTTGTGGTAAAAATAACTGACAATCAAACCTATTCGGTTTAGCCGAATTGGAAAGTGTTGCATAAAAATCGTCTATTGTTGGCATTAAACTGGTCTCCTTGCAGTATTAACCATTCGTCTTGAGTCAGCATACACTTTACCTTCAGTTGCATGTACAAACTTCTGTACTGGTAATAGAACTGCAATCATCATTTCATCTGCATTAATAACACGAAATGGGGGGTTTACGTTATCCATAAGATATCTCTTAATTGTTGGTTGAACCATCTTATTTCTTTTAATTCTGTTCCATGTTAATTTGATTCTGGTTGCTTCGTCCATAGGGCCATTTGCATACTCAGACATCAC